TAAACCAGTTAGAGTTTCAAATAAACGAACAGAGTTCAATTTATTGATAGCATCTGCAAGTTGATTTCTGATATGACCCATTGGATCTTCACCAGCAGCTAATACAGCTACATCATCAACAGCATAAGCAAAACCTCTGTGACAGATAGTTGCAATTTGCGTATCTGTACCGATTTTTTGAGGTGTTAGATAACCAGCACCACTTGTTCCCCAAGTTCCTGTACCATCTAAAATTTCTTCAGTTGGTGCAATAGGGTTAAATTCTGGAACTTGTATTCTTGTTCCACCTGCTGTTGCATCAAGCAAAGCATTACGAACTACAGCACCAGATTGAATAAATAGGCTACGTTCTTTAATAGCTTGAGAAACGTAAGCACTAAAATTATTTCTCTTAACGATGTCCGCTAATAGGACACCGCCAGTATAATTCTGAAACGGAGCAGCCATTCAGATTTACCTTAATAAGTTTTGCGATACCCTAATCACGGATAAGGGGGTCAATTTCACGGAAATTAACTATTTAGTTTGAGCCTCTTGTTTCAGCACTGCTGCCATTTGAGGATCTTGTTCTGATAATAGCATTTGTTGTGTTATATTGCCCGTTTTCCAAGGGTTTACTTGACCTCCAGAAGCATTAGCAACTGGGCTTGGTTTTGCACCCATTCCAGCAGCAGAACTTGGTTTAAAATGGTGTTCCCAACCACTACCTGGGTTTTTAAGACTCGTGAGATAGGTATTGAGATTTTGTTCAACACCTCCATTAAGTACAACTACTTCCCCGTTAGCGTTTCTTTGTAACTTGTTTTGTAATAATGACAGAGTTTGTTCTGCATTTATCGCTCCAAGGTTACTAATGGCTGCAAGTGCTGTAGTTTTTGTCGAAGCTACTTCATTAGAAGTTTTTAAGTCCTCTAATTGTTTAGATAGGGTAAGTATCTGTTGCTCTTTTTCTTGGGCTGTTTTATTTGCTTCTTCCCAAAGAGTTTTCCATTGACCTTGATCCTCTAATTCTTTGGTACGCTTTTCCTCTCTTTGTTTATAAACATCGTCAAGTTTACCTTTGATGCCCTTAAATTTTTCTTGTGCTTCAGCCGCTTCTTTTTGTGCAGCAGCTAATTTTGCTTCATATTCTGCTTTCACAGAACTGAGATCGGGTGCTTGTGGTTGTGAAGGAGTGTCAGCCACGGGCTGTTCAGCAGGAGTCACAGAATCAGGCTGAATTACTTTTTCTTCGATAGCCATAGATTAATCAGATAGTGGGCTTGTAGATTTCTTTTTAGTGGACTTTTTCTTAGTCGCTTTTGGTGTAGGAGCAGGGCAGACAACAGGAGCTTCAGGACCATTACCCATCTTTTCAGATGCAGTAGGTTCTACAAGTTCCCATTTGTAAGTTCCGTCAGGCTGAAGTACCTTATCTAGGGATTTAGCCATAAAAATATGTATATTTATCCACTATTGTAGCAGACTATTCAGATTTGACCTCATTTGCACTTGGTAAAACTTCACCTTGCACCAAAATGTCTCTAAATTCTTCTCTATCTATAACTTGCTGATCAAATAGAGATGTTAATGCTGTTATATCCTGTCCAATTAGTCTTTCGATGTCGAAATCTCTACTGATTTTTACTTCAGGTGGCTCGATTCCAACATATTCAGCAGAAAAATTAAAACATTTTTGTAACTTTTGCTCTAATTCCATAGAAACCATAGCCAGCATAGAGTTTGTGTCCACACGATCTAATCTTCTAGCGTCAGCAGATTCAGCTACAAACTTCTGTTGTGATAATGTACTAATACCTAAAGTAGCCATTTGCATTTGTAGTTCTTTTATTTCTGCTGATTGAGCGTCAAATGCACTAGAAGCTGGTTCTACATAGTAAATTTTATTACCAGGCTGTGTTGCCATTGCATAATTAACAGATATAGCAAGGTCTTTAGTCTGATCGTCATATCCTTCCATTACTAGCATTGGTTGAGATGCAACGTGCAAACTATGAATTAAATCAGCTTGTCTTTGAAAATGTGCAAGATTTAGATATGCAATATCGAGTAAAGGTGGTTTACTTACTAAATTTTCAGTTTTTCCAGAATAAATAGTAACTAAAGGTATTTCACCAAGAGAAAAAGTACCTGACTCCGCTAATTTATATTCCTGATCTGTGGTGCTGGTGCTAAATTCACCCATGTAAGAATTATCATCAACGTCATACATTGCATCAATTTCATCTTTTTTACGGAATACTCTGTAACTTCCAGGTTCTATAACTCTTACTTGGTCATAAACTTTTTCACCAAAATCTCCATCAGGTAATACAGCTTTTTCTGCAAGTCTCGCCTGTATAAGATTTCCATAATTAGATTCTCTATCTAATCTCCAACCTAAAAGATTTGTTGGATCGACTTCTATCCAATATGGTCTACGGTTTTGTGATCTTTCTTCTGCAAGACTTAATGCACCAGAAGGTGCTGGATAATCTACAAGGATATGACTTTGACCATAAGTAAGAGAACACATTAATATTCTTCTTGCATATTCATCTAAATCCGAACCACAACCATCAACATCTGCCTTGAAAGTATCTGTCCAATATGGATCGCCTGTTAATGCTATTGGTTTACGAAGAATTAAACCTGTAGCTGCTCTTATTAATCTTTGAGTAAAAGGAGAAAATACAGCACGATTTACTCTTGCCATGTAAGCTGTGTAATCTTCTCTTGGCTCTAATGGTAAAAATGCTTCACTATTTTCTCTGAGATATTCTGTACCTTCTGTAACAGCCTTCATTATTTCCCAACCTTTCATCATGTCGAGGACAGCCCTCGTGCGAGTGAAAGGACTATCTATGTCTCCAATATTTGTAGAAGTCTGTACTTTTGTTCTGTAATCACCAGGAATTGAATAAGTCATCTAACACCTCCATCGTTTTAATGCTAACGCTTTTCTAGTTGGTCGGCCTTTACTATCTTTCATTGGACCTTTAACTCCTTTCATACGAGCACAAAAACTTTTTCTTCTAGCTGCTCTTTTTCCTGTTGGATTTTTTTCGGTTACTGGTGCTTTAAGGTTACTGCCTGTGGCACGATTGTATTTCGCACGGCCTTTTGCGGTAAGTCCTCCTTTTTTAGACTTTTCGCCTCTACCTACTGATAAGCTAACTCCTTTTCTTGCCATTATTTGCCTACCTTTGCTTGTGCCTTTTTATGGGCTTGGGTAAAAGTGTCTCCTGCTCTCATTCGCCTTTTCATAAACTCCATATGCTTTGCACTATGATGCTCAGAATGCTTTGATAATAAAGTTTTTTGGCGAGTAGTAAGTTTCACTATGCAGCGTTGGTAATAGCACCGTTAGTTTGGAAACTTACACTCACAGTTTCAAGATCGCCTGTTGAAGCAGATAATGTTGTACCTGTAACAATTCCAGAAAAACTTACTTTCTTAGAACCAGAAGTGTCTAAAAATAATTCAAATTGTGCATCGCCAGCATCTTCTGTTGTTAAAACATCAGCTAATAGGTTTGCAGTCTCGTTGCCGCTAGCTGCTGTATATAGAAAATCTACTGTTCCTGTGCCAGAAATTAGTCCACCTACAAAGTTTCTTGTGGTGTTGCCGTGTGCGGTTACGTCTAATGTTTCTTTCGCTATGTCTAAACTCCAAGCTGTAGTAGAAACTATTGCTTCGGTGGTACCAGAACTGTTTTTAAATTTTACAGAACCTTCCTCTCCACGAAAAAATGCCATGATCCAAAGAAAAAAGAGTATTTATAAATAGTTTAACTTGTAGTTGACTTTTTTACAGTACCTTTCTTGTTATTTCTCATATATTGTTCACATCTTGGATCCCAAAGTGCAGGATTTCGCTTTCCTTTAACTTTTTCGATGATGTCAAGCATTTCATCGGTGATTTTAATCATTTTTTGCTCCTTTTGGTAGTTTTTTTACGCCTATGTTGATATGTTATCTTCTTACTACCTGTTTTGGCACGTTTAAACCTTGCTTTTTCACTACTTGACATTTCTCCAGTAGTCTTAGGTGTCTTACTTGATACACGTTTACTAGGTCTACAGGCTGGATAACCTCGTTTTTCACCTTTTTGACGGCCACAAGGCTTGCCAGTTTTTACATCAACCCATTTTTCTTTAAACCAACGGGTTAGACCACCGCTACTTCTTGCCACGTTTTTTAGTTCCCGTGCGATAAGTACCACCACGCTTTTTGTACTCTCGTACAAGCCATGCGTTAGCGTAAGCAGAAGGGTAAACCTTAAATTTACGCTTGGCTTCTGCTTTTACCCTAGAGTATAACGCTTTATTTACAGGAACATTCGCCACGCTTCTTACCTCCCTTCTTTTTCTTCTTCTTTTTCTTAGTAGTAGAATGGTACATGATAAGAATTAGGTTGTTCTTAGTATATTCTAAACGAAGTTTGGCCTAATGTCTCTGGTTTTGCAAGGTTGAATTGCTGCAAACATAAGTATCCGAAAGCATCAAACGCATGGTCAACCCCTAAATTTTTGTTTGGCATACCTGTGTTTGGAGCGTAAGTAAGAGTGCGGAGGGATTTTATTAATTCTTTACAGCGTGGGTGTATTAAAGTTCGTCTTTCTCCTGCTGCATCATATAAAGCAGTGTTTACTGATGTAATTTTGTCTCGTATTTTCCAAGGTGAGCGTGGGGAAGATACTGTAAATCCACTTCTACGCAGGATAGTGTGGTCCGTTGAGCCTACTCCTGATGTTTTTCGGGCTGCACCCGTTGGGTCGGGGCAAGCAACTATGCGTCTTTCGACTCCATATCGGTCAGTTACTTCTTCTGCAAAATCCCAGGTTGTTGCTCCGCCCGTCATAATTATTTCGTCAAAGACGTATAGGTATTCTCGGTGGCGGACAGCACAGATTCCGCAAAGTGGATCTACGTTAAAATCGACTCCTAATAAAAGTGGGGCGATGGATATGTCCTCTGCTTCGGTAGAAATGTTGGAATCTGAAAAGGAGACTGCAACAAGACCCGTGAGATTCTCGAAACTTGCCTCGAACTCCTGCTTAAATGTTCTGGTATCTAATTGTGCCTTTGCTGCTTCGACTTCTTCTTCTGGAACATTACCCCCGTCTATTGTTGTGAAGCTCCAGCGTTTCCAATCACCTGTTTCATCTTCTGGAACGTAACACCATAAATCGTAGAACCATGATGCTGTGCCATCT